CGCTACTCTACCAGGTGTTTGTAATAGTCTATCAGCCACAAATTGTAATTGTGGTGGTACTACTAATTTTTGCCCTTGTAAAGCAATTACCATATTTCTGTCATCAACAAAAGTTGAGATTGAAATAAGTGCATCTTCTAATGAAGTCTCATTTAAGTCTGTGTATGTAGCTGGTCTATTACTTAATGTACCGCCACCTGCTAATGGGTGATCAGTAGCAACAAGTGCTTTACCATCTCCACCAGTGAAACTTGATGAGAATGCGTTGTTAAGCACAGAAGCAGCTTTTACTTGCTTTGTATGTGCCATAGATCTTGCTAGAGCTTTTGTGTATCGAGCTCCCAGTCTGTCATACAGGTTATCTTCGATAGCCTCTTCAGTTAGTGCAAATGCTAACGCAATGGTTTCATGTGAATACCTTGAAGTAAAACCTTCAGAAGCTTGGTCGAATGCTACGCCCTGTCCTTCAGTTTTTACTTTTGCGTTACCGAAACCTACTATTAAGGTTTCTTCTTCAAATGCTCTATCTGAGGATTCTGTCTCAAATATTTCTGCATGTTGTTGTTCGTACCTGTTGTATTCCATGCCAAATAAGGCATTCAACCCAGGCTCTAGTTCTTTCGCTAATTGCGATCTTGAAATAGCCATAATTTATACTCCTTATTAAGCTAGACCTGCACCTTTTTGGCCGCAGATATGATTTTGAATAACAACTAAAACATTAGTGTTTGCCGTAGCAACGTCTGAATTTTCAGGATCTTCTGAAATATCAATCGCTTTAATCGGTAAACCCGCTGTTGTAGCACCTGTTGCGACATCTAACTCAGATCCTGAAATACCTGTTGAGGTACTACCAGAACTTGTGTAAACGATGTCAAAGTTTCCAAACAGATCAGCCACTGGGAAAGTGTCGTCTGCTTGTATCTCGAAGACCACGTTAGGGTCGTCTATTATGAAAGCAATTATATCTGAAGCGTTAGTGCTTGCAGGATAATAATTACTAAATACTTGTTCGCCTGTTGTAGGATCGGTGTAAGAACATCCATTGAATACTCCAACAATAGGAACTGTGCCACCGTCAGCATGTACTTCTACACCGCCTCCAGTTACTTGTGCAACCATATCTCCTTGAAAGATACTTGTTCCGTAGTTTGCAGCTATTCTATAACGACTTTGTCCACCAGAATACGGTGAACCACCCATCATTCTTACAGGCTTCATTCCAAATGCAGCATCTTGATTTGCCATTTTTGTTTTCCTATAAAATAATTTTAATTTTAGAGTTCACAAAGCTACGCTTTGTTTCCTCCACCAAAAGTCACCTTTGATTTAATCTCTCTTGAGATTGGCATCGCAGGATTCTCTTCACGCATTAGGTCATTCTCAACAGCAGTCATTTGATTATTGGTTTGTTGTTCAAAAAATTCATTTCTTTGATCTGCGATTTCTTTATCTATTTTGCACAGTATCAACCCACCAACTCCAATTACTCCTGCGTGACGACCGTCATCGACAGTAGGTAAATCATGGTATCCAGGTAATTCATCTGGTTTAACAACCTCGAATCCTTCACGAAATCTTTTTGAGACATTCGTTTTATCATCTTGGCCTAGTATAGATTCTCTAATCCAACGATAAGAAATACCTTGAGATTTAGCTAATTCTATAGCCTCCTCTGGTAATTCTAACGCTGAAGGCATTTTCCAGGCTTTTGGCCTAGTGTTTGTTTCTCTAGTATCAGAGTTTCTAGTAGCTCTGTTATCTTCAGTTTTATTATCTATTTCGCTCATGATTTTTGTAACCTCGCTTTTTGTATTGCGTAATCTTTAAATGACACTCCAAGTTTTTTAGCTAGTGCTTGTTCGCTCGGTGTCAACTCGATACGATTTTGTTTGCGTCCAGTCGATGTGTTGCGTGTGGCTGAAGCGACTGTTTGGACGGGTTTATTGTTCGCTTCCACGTTAAATCTTTGAGGCAACTCTTGTCGCACTCGTTTATCTATCTCACTATAGTATGCATCACTCTCAGTGTCAAAGCCTTCATTCTCTAATTGTTTGTGAACTGCAAAGGCAACACTGGTTGCAACTTGATCTTTTCCAAACCAAGTATTTTTATTTGCCCATTCTCTAGCTTTGTCTGATGGTTCATTGTACTGCTCTTCAACAGGTTGATTTTGTTGATAAATCTGTTGTTGTTGAGCTTGCTCTATATATGCTTGTTCTTGAGCATCGTATTGTTTTTGTTGCTGTTTGTATTGCTCATGTCTAGCTTTATCAGCAGTAGCCATGCTTAATGCTTCAGTTGCAGTTGCTATACCTTCAGCATCTCCAGCCTCAGTAGCTTGTTTTAATGCTTGTTTTGATAAGGCTAATTGAGATTCTACTCTAGTTGAAAACTCGTCACCGTAGCTAGATTGAAAGTTTTTCTGAGATTGTCTCAACTGACTGTTTTGCTCTTTAAGTTCATTAGCATATTGAACAGCCATAAGTTCTCTTCTTTGAAACTCTTTAGCTTGTGCTACAGCTTTGTTTATTCTGTTCTGTGCTAACGCTGCTCTTTTTTCTACATCTGATTGATCTTTTACTTTTTCTTCTACTTTAGGAGATGCCTCAAAGTCTTCTTGTATCTCATCTTCAGATACAGGTGCTACCTCTTGATTAACCTCTACTTCTACAGCAGTATCTTGTACTTCTTCTTCAACTCTTCTATTTTCAGGAAGGGCTGCTTTTTCTATTTTTTCTTCTGTTATTTCAACATCTATGTTCTGTGCTTCTTCGCTCATTCTTTACTCCTATAAAGATTTAATGTCATCTGGATCAAGGATTGTCGCAATCACTTCATCATCGTTAATAATACGAACTTCATTTTCATCTTCTAGTCTGAAACGAGTTCCTGCGTATCTGCCAATTAAAATCCAATCTCCTTTTTTACACCAAGAATGATTAGTTCCATCTGACTGACCAAATTTATTATCTTTATAAGCTAAAGGGCCTACTTTTAAAACGTAGCATATTACTGTAGCAAGAGCTTCTCGATCTACAGTTTCCTTAACTAGCTGAATACCACCGTCAGTTTGACCTTTACCTCTGTATGGCAATACAAGTATCCGCCATCCAACAGGATCAGGCATTCTGTCAAGTAGTGATTTATCTAGTAGTTTAGGATCTAATACCCTTTCTTGTGAATTTACGAAAGCTTTATCTAGTTCTGAGGACTCTTCTACTTTCTCTTTTGCAATTTGTTCTTTATGTTTTTCAAATTGTGTTTTTTCTGCGACTTTCTCAACCATCGATGTCATCCATTTGCAGCGTTTCTTTTAAATCCTGTTGTAGGGAGCGAATCGCCGATAACTCTCCCATAACATATTTGTAATCTTCCATTGATTTTATATTGCCACCAGCAATAATGTCAACAGCGTTTCTCTCTCTTTCTCGCAAAGTTTTAAAAAAATACTCTGCTATTTTAATACCATCCAATTAGCTCTCTCCTAATTTTAACTATACAAGTGTCTTAAACGATCCTATTCCTCTGTCTAAAGACATCATTGGCATTTGTGTTTCTATTTGTGGTAATTGTAAATTTGTTGGTACTCTTGAAATAGGCGTTGCTATAGGTCCAGGCATAGGCATTCTAGGTCTTATGGGCATAGGACTAGGCATGGGCATAGGCTCAGGTAACATCGGCATTTTTGATGGCATTGGCATTATTGCAGGATCATTAGCCCTAATTATATTTTCCATAGGCATAGGCGGAACATCCTCTCCTAAAGGTTTAGGTGGTGCCATTGGTGGCATAATCAAATCTTCTCCTCTAAAAAAATCTTCTGAACGTCTTATGCCTGGTCCAAAGCCAAAGTCTTCTGGTGGAACTTCTCTCATGGGTGGCATAATTGGTGATGGTACTTGTGGTATTGGTTGTGGGCCTTGCGGTAATTGAGGCATTGGTTGACCTACAGGCTCCATAACTCCTGTTGCAAGATTAGGTAACATATCTGGTTTTGTAGGCATTAAGCCTGGTGATAGCATACCATCTCCTACAGAAGGTGGTGTTCTATCTCCGTAAGTTCCACCTGTAGGGTCTATTTTTCTTTGTTCTAAATTATAATTACCAATTCTGTTGATTGGTTCTTTGTAACTTGGTGGAGTTTCTCCACCACGCAATAATTGTCCACCGCCTGGTCCACCTATAGACATGAAATCATCTCGTTTTGGCATTTGATTTTTATAAAGATCTAAAAAATTAAAATTACCTAATCCTGGTTTTGGCTCCATAATTGGATTTCCGTCATCATCATAAATAAATTCTGGACCAGCAGTGCCAAGTGGAAATCTACCGTATCCTGCTCCACCTAAAGTGCCAACTTTTAAATCATCCTTAGGCTCTGGCATAGGCTGAGGAAAATCCATTGGCGGTTCTTCTCTCATAGGAGGCATGTCGTCTATAAATATTTGATCGTCTCTAGGGGGTATAGGAGGCTTAGGTAAACTAGGTCCTCTAGTTGATGGTGGTTGAGCAGCAAACATATCTGCTATCGGATCACGCATAACATCGGTAGGCATGAAAGCTTGTTCTGGTTGTATAGGTGGTGTGTAACCTTCAGGAGTAAAGAAAGCTGGGCCGCCTTGAATTAGTGTAGGTCTAGGTGCAGGAGCAGAAGCTTCTCCTTGAGCTTGTTTTTGAGCCTGTGCTAGTCTGCTAAGAAATCCCATTAAGAAATTCCTTTAAACTTTTTACCTCTAAGTGCGGC